CCCCCCCCCCCCCCCCCGCACTCACCCCAAGCTCGACGATTTCCTTGGCGACAGCACCCAACTTGCGGTACAGGGCGTCTTCAGTCTCGCCGATGCTGTTCAGCACGGGTGGATTCTTTGGGTTCATTCCCGGCACAAGTAGTTGCCATGCTTCCATCTCAAAGGCGCGCGCGATGGCATCGACGCTATCGATGGTGGCGGCGTTTGTTCCCTTGCGCGCCGTGTCCACTGCATTCTTTGAGACGGCATGACCCCGCCTCTTTGCTTCGGTGGCCACCTTAACCAAGCTTGAGAGGCCAGGGTTGGCATCCATGAGTTTCTGGATGTTTTCGGCTAGTACCGCTTTAGCTGACATGTTGCTGATCCCATAGGCAGGCACTTCGTACTGCATTTGTCTCACTCCCTTTTTCCGCAGATTGCCCAAGATCGCGTCCTAAGTATGGGTTGACTACTGTCCTAAAGTTAGGACAGAATGTCCCACATGAGTGCAATCCTGACCCCCCTCCTGGCCCGCCTGCGGCAGTTCTCACAGGCGCAACTCGAAGTCATTGCCGCCGAAGCTGGCGTGGCCAAGACGCTCCCCCGCAAGTTGGCTTGCGGCGAGCGCGACAACCCCACGGTGCAGACCATCGAACCGCTGATCGAGTATTTCGAATCCATTGACCGGGGTGAGCGGGTTCTGCCTTTTCAGCCAGCGCACGCCACAAACGCGGCCTGAACAATGAACTTCAAAACGTTTGGGTCGCTGCATGGCAAAAATTTTTGCCCGCTGGAGCCTCTCAACACCACACAACAAACTTGCGGAGCGTTGTGATGCAACTTGGCATACCCACAGAAGTGACACCTACCGAGGTGGCGCGCAAATCAAGTCTCGGCGGGGCCATCAGCCTGTGCGCCGAGGCGGCAGGCCTTGAGCCCAAGACCTTACAGGCCGAACTCAAGCTCGACAAAGCGCAGTGGTCGCGCTGGGAGTCTGGTCAAGAAGGGGTGATCTGGCCCAAGCTGGAAGCGGTCATGGATCGCTGCGGAAACGACGCCCCCTTGCTTTGGATGCTCCACGCTCGCGGCTATGACCTGGCCAGCTTGCGCAAGCGCGAGACCGAAACCGAGCGAGCACTGCGCACGGCCAAGGAAGAACTGGCACGCGAACGCCTGAAGAACCAGGCGTTGGTCGAGGCCCTGACTGGACGGGCGGTGGCTGCATGACCCGCTACGCCTACCCCCACGGCGCCTTTTGCATCGACGCCATCCCGAACCAGCCGCAGGTGGCGCACTGCCACAGCTTTTTCATCTTCAGCGCTCATCGCGGCAAGGGTTTGGCCAAGGTGCTCAAGCAGGCGCAAAACGATGTGCTGCGCGAGCAGGGCTACAACTACGCCACTTGCACCACGGCAGGCGACAACCACCGTCAGCATGCCGTTCTGGAGGCTTGCGGCTGGCGGCCCATTGGCCGGTTTGACAACACGGTCACGGGTGGCAACACCATCATCTGGGGCTGGGAGGTCACGCAACCATGAGCAGGCCTATCAAACCCCGCGGGCATGTGCAGGATCGGCCGAGCAAAGACAGCATCCTCGCTGTGCTGCAAGTCTTCACGCATGCCGTCACCAAGGACATTGCGCGCAATGTCTGCTTGAGCCCGCGTTGCGCCCGACAGCACCTCTACGGCCTGGAGGAATCCGGCGAAGTGGTGCGGATCGACGAGCCCTTGCGGCCCTTGTCTTGGTGCCTGCCCGAGCATGAAGCGCAGGCGCGCGCCGAGGTCGTCAAGGCGCCCAAGACTCACTTCATCCCGCGCGAGCATGTCAGCAACAAGGCGCCTGCTCGGTTGGAGCCCGGCTTTGACGCGCCCATCGTGCAAATCGTTCGACCTGTCGGGCAATGGCGTGTTGATCACGCGATTGCTGCACGGTCGGTGTTTGAGTTGGGGGCGATGTGAGCAAGTTGACCTACTCCGAACAACTGCGCCACCCTCTGTGGCAACGCAAGCGCCTGGAAGTGCTGAGCCTGTCCGGTTGGGCCTGCGAATGCTGCAGCGCCATCGACCAGACCCTGCATGTGCACCACAAGCGGTACGTCAAGGGCCGCATGGCCTGGGAGTATTCGCGCGACGAGTTGGCTGCGCTGTGCGAGACCTGCCATCAGGAGACGCATCACGCAGACGATGTGTTCCGCGATGTGCTGGCCCACTGCCCCATGACTGGCCCGCGCTCATTGCGCAGCGCCATGGCTGTGGCTGCTGGGTTTATTGGCATCCATGAGGCAACCCCGGACCATCTGTACACGCCATTCAATGACCGACCAGTCGAAAGCTTCGCTGGTTGGACCGCTGGCCAGATGCTGGAGACCTTGAGCATCCAAGACATCGGCATGTTTTGTGATGCGCTCGCCGACTCTGTTTTCGTTGCCGATCTTCTTCAACTGCTCAAAGCCGCAAGGCAAAGGCTCGACGACGAGGTCTCTCGAGACCTTGAAGGTGGCGGCAATTGAACTTCTTCAAGCTCTACATCGGCGACTACCAGCGAGACACGGCCCACTTGTCCGTGACCGAGCACGGGGCTTACCTGCTCATGCTGCAGCACTACTACGCCACAGAAAAGCCCCTCCCTGTCGGCAAGGCCTTGCACCGCATGCTCAGGGCTCAAGACAAGGCCGAGCGGGAGGCGATCGACACCGTGGTCGCGCAGTTCTGGCAAGAGACCGACGACGGGCTGGTGAACGAACGGGCCGACGTTGAGATCACGAAGGCGGGCGCGCAAGCTGAAACGAATCGAACCATCGCACAGGCACGAGAAGCCAAACGAAAAGCATCACGCGAAGGCAACGACAAGAGCACGAATCGTGCAACGAACGATCAACCTAACCAGAACCATAGCCATAGCCAGACACCAGACAAGAGTAATCGTCATACCGAGCAGCGCGAAATGCGCCAAGCGAACGACGATTCCCCTGTCGATTGGGAGGCTTGGCGGAAGTGGTTCGAGGTCGAGCACGGCGTCGAACACGACCCGTACAGCACAGCCCATCGCAGCAAGTTCCGGCCACTCGCTCAAGCCTGGGTCAATGCAGGCGTGACCATTCCGCAGATGCGGGCCGCCATCGCCAAAGCCAAGCGCGAGGCGACTGAGCCGATCACCTACCTGCCGGGCTACGTCGACCGCGTTCTCGCAACGATGCAGACCCCCACCAAGCCCGCCACCCAAGCCGAGCTCAACACCCTGGCTCATGGCTTTGCCACCGGGGTCTATGGCCCAGCCACCTTCGAGCCCGTCACACAATCCGAACCGGAGATCGTCGATGTCGAATCACGCCTCATCGCTCCCTGAACGCTGGGTGCATTCGCTGTGGACCGAGCTCGGCGCCAACTACGGCGCACGCTGGCCCCGCCAATTCCCTGTGCCCCCATGCCCTCCAGGCGTCGATGCCGCAAAGCACGCCGCCGATCACATTGCGGGCATCCAAGCCGTTTGGGCCAAGCGCCTGGGCCACCTGCAGAGCAACCCCGGCGCACTGCGTTACGCCCTGGACCACCTGCCAGAAAACCCGCCCACGCTGCCCGAGTTCGCGGCCCTGTGCAATCGTCGGCCAGATCGTCCAGCGCCCGCCCTGGATGCCCCCAAGGCTGACCCCAAGCGCGTGCAGCAGGTGCTGGCAGGGCTGGACACCAAGCGCGCACCGGTTGACCGTTTGGCCCCGCTTCGTGCGCTGCATGACCGCGATGTGAACCATGGCGGCGTGCTGGCCAATGGCAAAACCATCACCCTGGCGCAGCGTGCGACGTATCGCCAAGCGCTCGGCTTGAATGCTTTTGGGGGTGGGGAATGAGGGGCAAAAACCACCCATCAGCGAGCCCTGCGCGCGCGCATTTGCCCTGCCCGCAAGCCGACCAAATCATGGCCATCGAGCGCCGAACCGTGCGCCTGATCCTGGGCTTTTTCGTGGTCGTTCTGGCCTGCTCCATCGCCGAAATCATCCGGGGGTGCGCATCGTGATCACCATTGGCATCGATCCAGGCTTGACCGGCGCCCTGGCCTTCATCGACTCTCGCGGCTCCGTGGTCATCGAGGACATCCCCACCATCGAGCTACCCGGCAATGGCATGGTCAAGCGTAAGGTCGACGGCCTGGCCCTGGCTCGGCTGGTGCGCACCCATTGCCCAGCCTCTGAGAATGCCCTCGTGGTCTGCGAGGCTGTCCGAGCCATGGGCGGCAAGAACAACGCCGTGCAGACGCAGGGGAGCCTGATGCGCACGCTGGGTGCCATCGAGGCCGTGTTCGAGGTGCTGCGCTTTCCCTGGGCCATCGTCGAGCCACAAGCCTGGAAACGGCACTACGGGCTCAAGGCGATCAAGGGCGAGAGCTTGACCACGGCGCGCACGCTGTACCCATCAGCGCCGCTCAAGCTGGCCAAGCATCACAACAGGGCCGAGGCTTTGCTGATTGCTCACTATGGGCGTGAGGTGATGGCGTGACCCTGATTCTCCGCCCCAAAGGTCGCGGCAACTGGACCCCCACCCGCGTGCAGATCGACGGCGGCCACACACTGCCGCTGCTGTTCCGCGTGGGCCAACTGCTGCCGATGGGCGGGGTGATGTTTCGCATTTGTGAGGTGATCGCCTGATGTCCACCCTCCTGCGTCAAGTCAAAGTCAGGCGCGTGGACTGGTTCCGCGTGCTGGCCGACTTGCGCGGCCACGGGCTGCCCTTGCGCGTCATCACGGCATGCACGGGCATCTCCAAGCCCACGCTGCTTGATCTGCGCAACCAAGATGCCGACCCCAAGATGCACCAGGGCGAACTGCTGATTGAGTTGTGGATGCGCACCACGAAGCTGACCCGCGACGATGTGCCGCGCTGGGGGGATCCACGCACGGCCATGAAGCGCGGCTATGTGGAATCGTGGGAGGGTGGGACGATCCATTGCCCTCTGTGTGGCACTGAGCACGCCACCAGGGCACCCAAGCAAGTGCGTGCCGAGCCTGCACAGAACGACGACAGGCAACTGAGCCTCATTGCGTAGGTCTGGAAGTCTTACCAGCACCCAGCCAACACTGCCCCGGTCAACTCATCATCTGACCGGAGTGCATCCAATGGCCACCACCCCCCGCACCGCGCGTGCCGTGCAAGTTCCTGGCGAACCCACCCAGGAGCAAGCCACCACCGAAACCGTGGACACCTCTACCCAGGAGCAAGCCACCGGCGAAACCGTGGACACCTCTACCCAGGAGCAAGCCACCGGCGCAGGTGTCGTGGACGATGGCGCGCCTGAGCCCAATGCAGCCGCCGAGACCGACAACGAAGTGGCCCAACTGCGCGCCCAACTCGAAGCCGAGCGCATCGCCCGCATCGAAGCCGAACAGCGCGCCGCACAAGCTCAAGCGCAAGCCCAGGCAGCCACCAGTGGCGCCGACCGTGTGGTGCAAGCCGACCCCACCCCTGAGCCTGTCGCCACGCTGCAGCCCGGCCAAAGCGCCAAGCTGACCGGCTCGGGCTGGGTGGTGCCTGCGACTTACGGCTCGCCCATCAAGGTCGCCTGATCATGTGTGACGGCGGTGGCGGCGGCTATGACGCAGAAGCAGCGGCGCGTGACCGCGAGAAGGCCCGGCAAGAAGCCGAGGCCGCTCGCATCGCTGCCGACCAGCAGGCCCAAGCCGAGGCCAATGCAGTCACGGCGGCCAAGCGAGTGCGCGCACGTGCTGGCAGCCTGATGACGCGCGGGGCCGCACCCACGCAGTCCACGGCAGGCGGCACACAAGCCGCACCCGCGACCACCTCCAGCATCATGGCGCGTGGCGCCGCAACCCTCGGGGGGCAGTGACCATGGATCAAGCGGCCATCGAAAAGCGCCTCAAGCTGCACGAGCGCCGCAAGGCCGAGCGATTGCGCAATGAGGCCACGACGCGCGAGTGCTTCGACTACGTGCACCCGGCGCGCGGCTACGGCTTCAATGGCGAGTCGCAGTTCGACGCCGCGACCGAGCAGACCAAGCGGGCCCGCGTGCTTTCGTCTGTGTCTGCTGACTCTGCCGAGAACCTGGCCGCCAACCTGGTGGCCGGTGCTGTGCCTGCAAATGCGCAGTGGTTCGAGGTTGATGTCTCGGGCTCATCTGAGGGCGACAAGCGCTGGCTGTCCGACGCTGCGGCCACGATCTGGGAAAACATCCACGGCAGCAATTTCGACGCTGAAGTGTTCGACGGCATGTTTGACGTCGTGGCCGCTGGTTACTGCGCCCTGTACGTGGACGAAGACCGGGAGCAGGGCGGCTACACCTTCGAGACTTGGCCGCTCTACCAACTGTTCATCGCCTCGTCCAAGCCAGGCGGCCCGGTAGACATCGTCGAGCGCGCCCACCAGATGACCGCCGAGCAAGCGGCCACGGTCTACGGGTTCGACAACCTGAGCGAGAAGACCCGCGACCTGGTTATCAACAAGCCCGACACCATGGTCGAGTTCGTCCACATCATCGAGCCGCGAAAGCTCTCGGTGCCTGGCGCGATGCTGGCCAAGAATCTGCCCATTGCCTCGCTCGTGTTCGAGAAGGCCTGCAAGCATCTGGTGCGTGAGTCTGGTTACCACGAGATGCCGGTGATCGTGCCTCGCTGGTC